GCTTTCCGTGTAAACACGATCAAAGGAGTCTGCGAAAAGCTCAGACTTCAGATAGCTGTCGCCGACCCAGTCAATAGCCAGCTTGGCCGCTGCGGTGTCGTAGTTAACTTTCTTGATGATATCCAGGCGGATTTGCTCGGATGCGGTGACCTCTGACATGTCTTACCTCTGTGCGATGTGGGGAGCATTATCGAAGCCACTATCCGGAGTAACTTCTGTAATGCCATAAAAAAGCCACCTTGAGGTGGCTTCTTCTCTTTGTTGTTACGTTAACTAATTCACTCTACCCTGTACGCTTGAAATCCGTGGGCTTCAATATCCCGTAATGTATTAGAACGGTCATAGGTCACATGGAAGGCGACATTGTAATGCCGAAATGGGCCACTGCCAGTTGCTGCCATATAGTCAAGAGGTTGATATTCGTCACTCAATTCAGAAACGACTCTTCCATGCATTTCTCCACCAAGTACCAAGTAACCCCTACGCTCTTCGATCGTCATAATTAACCCTCATGAAATTTAGGGTTTACTATGCCATCAACAATGACTTTATCAATATGCTATTTAGTAGATGGGGCACTGTTTGGTTGGCAATTAATCTGCCACGATTTGTTGTGTGCCAAAATGTCGCGCTTAGTTTGTTTGTCCAGCACGTCGATATCGTGGTCGGTCAGGTAGATGATTCGCACCCAGCTGCAGGCCGTATCAACGACTACCGGGGCGGGTAAACTTTTCGCGCAGCTCCCGATCAACATCGTCATCAGGCATATGGCTAACAGTCTGCTGTACATTGCTGGCCTCTTTCGTTGCATCAGCCCGGCGCTCTGCCGCGGCGATGGTAGCAGCGGCGTTCTCTTTGGTTCGCTGCTGTTCGGCTTTGGCTTCCGCTTTATTAGTGCCTCGCGCATGACCTAACCCAAATGCGCCAGCGATAACGGCCAGCAACGCAGTTGCCAGACCAATAATCATTTCAATGCCCATAGTGACCTCACACCAGTACTGATTTAGCCTGGTTAAACAGCGCTCGGCGTTTATCCAGACCGTTGCGGCCACCGTTAATAAGCAGGGTTACGCGCTCAACATCACCGGAATGAAGAAGGCAACCGTGGGAAACATAAAACCATGCGGCTGAACGCGCGGCGTAATCATCTCGCTCCAGCAGCTCAGGCTGGGTAACAAGATCAAGCTTCAGCGCCTGTCCGCAGCTGCGATAGTTGCTCAAGCCCGTAACTTGTTTCAGGCCGCGACCGCGATATTTCCAGCCATCACCGGCAACCTGATTACCGAGATTCTTTTTTCCCCACTCGCCCCCATACACCAGATTCGCGATTGCTCGCTGATTAGCTGGTTGCGTTGCCGTTCTGCCGAGTGCGGCGGCCTGCTGGGCGGTGATACGGTGTTTACCGAACGTAGGCACAAGGCTATCTGCTGCATAGTTCAGATTTTCCACCAGCCGGGTAAAGCCTCCGGACTCGTGCCCCATCTGGGCAATAAACATCGACTGGTCGAGTGGAGCAGTGATGCCGAATTCTTTCATCGCAGCATCAATGTGCGGAAACCAGCGCGCAACTAACCCGGCGCTTATACCAGCCGCCTTCTGGAATTGTGTTTGATTCATTAGTGCCTCAGTGCATCAACCAGACGCGCCACATTCCCCCTGAACCAGAGAACCGCGCCGCAGATAAGAATGTTCGCCAGCACCACCAGCCAGTGGGATGACTCGTACAGGCCGAACAGGAAACGGAAAGGGATGCTGGCATAAACCAGCACAGTGAAGTAAGCCATCAGCGACATCATGGGGCGGTGTCTTGACCCGTCGCGCCGGTAGAACATCAACGCAACAACAATTACAGCGCATATCACCGCATTGATGATTGCGCTCGGATCACTTGTTACCATTACTGGTCCCTCCTCCACGTAAGCGAGAGAGAATTCCAAACAGGCTACCCAGATCCTGACTGTTAACGAATGTCAGCAACTTAATGGCTATGGCTGCAACGATTACAGCACCGAGTGCATCAAGCGGCCTGTCGCTGTAACCCGTCCACTTTGAGAAGTACGACCCCAACAGAGGAGCACCAATTACACCGAAGATAAATGAAGTGATGAAGTAACCCACCAGCTTCAGGCGGCTGATATTTACCGCCGTTGCGACATAGAACACCGCACCAGCAAACGCACCAAACACCACTCCGTAATCAATGCCAGTTGCCAGGCCGAATATACTGGCGCCGAACAGCCCACCAGCCGCTATCGTTGTGGCAGAAACAGGATCGGACATTTAGCCCCCTCTTATTGCTGTGAGTCCTCTCAGTGCGAGGGGAAATTAGAAAGGCCGCTAGATGGATTTACGACAAAGCACAAAGGGAATGACGTTCTGGCGGCACAAATGGATGCGCTCCGGTCATTAAGGAGCGCATGATATGAGTAAAACGATCTTTATCAATGGCTTACGCTTGTGATTAAATATCACTCATTTCTCTTTCGTAACCCCGGTAGGGTAATTTGGCATGTTGCCTGTGATGAATCTGGTATTGATGGACAGCGTTTTTATGGCTTCGGTAGCCTATGGATGAAATATCAACGCCGTGGTGATTTTGCAAAGCTAATCCGCGACATCCGTGAAAAACATGGCTATTTCCAGGAAATTAAGTGGCAAAAGGCCAATTCCAAAAAATACCTTTCATTTCATATAGATTTGATTGAGCTTTTTTTTAAACATCCATGGCTCGCGTTTCATTGTATTGTCGTTGAGAAATCTATAGTGAATAAAAGCTTTCATAATGGCGACTATGATTTGGCTATGCGAAAACATTTCACCAAATTAATGACAACTAAGATCTCTAGCATCCTGCGAGCTCACCCTGAACGGGATTGCAGTTTCCGGGTTGAAGTTGATCCAATTGCCTCTCGGTACAAGAAAGCAGATGAAGCATTCCATGTAATAGCCAACAATATGCTTTTCATTCAGCACGGA